GTTCAATTGCTGTTAGATCGTCACGCAACCGTGCTCCTTCAGGTGCCTTCATCGGAAACGAGAACACGACAGTGCTGTCTGGACGCATTACACAGTCTTCTGCTGGTACGCCTTCGTTGGCTAGAAAAGACGAGAGAGGGTCTTTCTTATCTCCCCGAACGCGCCGAATATAATAACGGCTATGTCGAGCATGAATACCAGAGGCAGAATCAACAAGTTGGCTAACAGTGCCAGAAGGTTTGACACAAGTAATAGCAGTAGACCGAGGGATTCCCAGATTTGCTGCAAAGTCCATATTGGTGCTAACGGCGACTTCGCGTAACTGTTTAAGATTCTCCGCAGTGCTGTCACTAATCTCTCCCATCCAATGATTATCTAAAATGCCTGTAAGCGACACACCAAGCAAACGCTCTTCCTCAGTGTTCTTCTGCCAGATCTTCCGTAGGTATGGGAAGTGTGTCAGCGTAGACTGAAATGTTCCTAAGATCGTTGCTATACGAACTTTCTTAGAGAGCGACTCAAGGGTGTCATCGGAGCGTACAACGACTTCTGTAAGGTTACAGAATTGATAGGGTCGTAGTATGATTTCTGAGCAGGGATTTGTTCCGAAATCATAATCTCCATCGCGTCTTCCGTTTTTCTTAGCCTGACTTTTACTTGCGGCTCGTGAAAAGATCCCGCGCTCTCCAGAGTGACTGTTATAAAGGCTTGTCCATTCTGCGAGAAACTGTCCAATATCTGGTTTAGTAACATAAGTTGCTGAGTTGTTAGCAAGTGCTCGTTGTCCGTTATGTGTCCACCAGTCTCCACTCTTGGCTCCTCTCATGCGATCATCTTCAAGGTCAGACAGGGAAATCATTGCAGATCTTCGTACTCCGCCCACAACAACAACTTCCCCGATCTTGCAGAGAATATCATGACATTCGATTGATGTAAGTTTGCGGCCAGCCGCTGCTCTGAATTTGGCAGTAGTAAACTTAAAAAGTTCATCCAGAGGTCCTGGTCCAGAGGCACGTCCTCCAAAGGTTTTGAGTCTGGCTCCTGCAGGTCTAATTCTGGATAGGTCGTACCTTGCCACTTCCCCAGAGTATAGTAAAGCGATGAGTTGGCGTAGTGCCTTTGCCCATCCTTCTTTGGAATCCGCAACAGAAATAACAGTCTCAGAATCAAACAACTGGTCTGGGACTTCAGGTAATTGATCGACATATTTGTGCTCCACAGAAAAGCCTACTCCAGTGCCGCAGAGCAGGATGTACATCGCCTCATCAAAGGCTTTAGGATCGTCCACAGGCAGGTATGAACAATTGTAGCCTGCGGTGTTATCACGCTCCAGCGCCTTGCCAGCGGTCATGATAGCCCTCATGGAAGGCATCACCTCTAGGTTCACTATTGCGTCACGGATGTCCCGATACAACTCATCAGGCATCTTGTAGTCGTGCTTTTCTTGCAGGTGCTTATAGAGGAACGTAGTGTAGCGATTCACTGTCTCTTCCCAGTGCTCACGGCGATCCATCTCAGGCAGAAACCGGCTGTACCGGCTCTTAGCAATAAACTCAGAATAGGGTGTCATCTTAGTCATCTAAATCAATCTCCAGTTCTTCAAACTTATCTTCAATCTTATCAGCAAACCGTTCAATAATCTCTTCTGATGATATGTCTAGTACCTCCAGCAGTGTTATCTCGTCAAGTTTAGCCATCCTTTCCATTATGTCCCGTAATGTTAACGACATCATTTCCCCCCGTAATACGCTTCTTTTATTTTATCATAATTCGCTACTGCAAACTCAAGATAGTGTAAAGCCTTCTGCAAGTCCTCTTTACCATTTTTCTTGTGATGCCGTTGCACATACTTTACTACATTACACAGCCAAGGGTCTAACTTCCAATCAAGGAAGACATCCCAAGGCTGAATCCCGCTTTTGTAGTGGTCGCCACCGATCTGCTTTGATGCAATATAGTCTGCTAATGTTTTATGCTGCTGAGACATTGGCGTGTTCCTTTATTGCTTTGGTGGATTTGGACCAGGAACCACAATCTGTACACTGGAATCTTTGGAAGGTTCCGGTGGTGGTGTAGGTAAATCCACGCTTTTGCAGTCTCCCGCTTCCACAGTTGGGACAACCGTGACCGTTGAAGAGGTTATGATTAGGGTGAGACTTAATCCAAGGTAGCAGACGATCATAGACTTTCTCCAGCAGCATAACATCCTGCTTGTTGTACTTCTCCATCACTTTCCACGCAGCAGGGTCTTTGTTCATGCACTTGACCCATAACTGATAACCTTCGTGTGAAGTCTTCTGTCCCAAGCCAAGCCGCTGTGCAATGTGGTCTAGTTTATTGCTTGCAAAACGGAACTCTTTACGAACTACCTTTAGCAAGTCAATCTGCTTGTACGGCGATGGCGGCGCTAGGTGATGCAACAGGAACTCTTTATTCAGCACAGGAATATCAAACCTAGTGCCGTTGTAGTGGCACACAGCATCAGCCTCAGAGATCAGATCGTGTATCCGCTGAAGCATCTCCTTTGGCTGCTTAGTGTTGAACACAGAATCAAACATAACCTCTTTTTTGTCATACCACTTTGCTGCCCAACACAGGACATAGGATGACTCCAGCAAATGCTCAGGACTGATGTACTGGTCACGAAGGCCCCAAATGTGTGCAGTGTTGGGGCTTGTTTCGATGTCTAGCATTAGTAATTTCATTCGTTATCCTGATTCAGAGCATCGAAGTAATCTTGAACTTCTTCTGCTGTATAGCGTGGCTCATCGTAGAAACGCTGAAACAGACACTCATTGATGTCGCCATCAATCTTAACTTTCTTACGCACACCTTCAAAGCCAATGTGCTCTAGGAAGCGGCAAAACTGCCACAGGATCGGATGCCAAGTTTGGTCACCATCAAAATCATGCCGTGCCTCAATGACTGTCTCTGATGGAAAAGCACTGTCGCTAGCGTCATCAAACTCTTGGCCTTCATAAATAAATCTATAAGTTGTCATTGCTTACCTTTCTAAGTAGTTCAAAGAAGTATTCACAGTCTACCACAACCAGGGGCTTATCTCTGTTTTGCTTGATGACGAGCACTGGTTCAAACCCTCTTGCATTGTCTTTTGCTTGCTGATAATGTCCATATACCGAGATGCTTGCTCTGGACTTGCATTCCACACTGATTGGTAACTTCCGTCTGGCTGCTGGACTAAGAAGCAAGTCTTCTCCCGACACGCCCATGCTAACTGAACGAACATCATCAGGCTCCAGTCCGAACTTTGCGATTATTAGGTCCCTTACGGCCTGCTGCAGTACTCGGCCTTTTGCCTTCGCTGAGGATGGTTTCAATGTTGACTTCCTTTCTTGTTTTGATCCACGACTTCGGTATGTGCATCCTTGCGTTACTGGAGTCCATGCTGACTGTGTTCGCAACGCAGATCGCATCGTCTGCTTCTGACACAATCCAGCCAAGCGTGTAACACTTGTGTATCTCTGTTTTTGTCCCTTCCTGCCACCCTGCATCTGCGACTGCGTCAACCCATTCAATGTAAACTATCGGGGCTTTTTCCAAACCTGATTTGGTTTTCTTCGTATCCATAATAATTGTGCCTGCTCCGTTAAGTAGGTTTCATCGTTGTCGTATGCCTTCAGCACTGCATCGTACATCTCGTATTCTGTCTTACAGCCTTTTAGAATCTTCTCGGCCTTCTTTGGCCCAATGCCTTTTAGTCCAGGCACGTTGTCTACACGATCTCCAGTGAGCACTTGTGTGTAGAAACTGTACAGCGTGTCGTCTTCATCAACCCAAAACTTTTCATTGCGCTTCATGTTGTAGTGCCATCCACGGATCATATTCAGATCCTTGTCTGTGGTGCAGATAACATAGTCTTCTGGGTCTAACTCGTAGGCAGCAATGCCGATGGCATCGTCAGCCTCCTGATACTGCTCTATCGAAAACTTCCAAGCACTATTTAGGTAGGTCCTAATTAAGTCTAGGTGCTTAGGTTTATCTTGTGTTCTGTTGCCTTTGTAGGGCTTGGTCTTTGCTATTGGGATACGAAAGTTCTGATAACCTGTAAGCCAACCATCAGCATCGTCACAACCAGCATGAATATAGACAAGGTCTTCAAGATATTCAGAGCACTTGCTGATAGCGGTCTTATCGTCATAGTCCTCGCAACCATGAGCGATGATATGGGCGATAATGTCGCCATCAACAAGTGCGATCACTGATTAAACTCGTGCGATAGCGTAACCGAGTTGTCCGTGAATACGGCTCAGTCCTTTAGCACGAAGATACTTACGAAGAGCATTTCGTGCTGCTTCGTAGTTTTTGAAACCACTTAGAGACTTCAGCGATAACTTCTTATTATTAAAACGGATGATATACATAATTGTCCTTTCGGTTATGTTTACAGCACTTCTTCGGCTTCTTCAGCGTCTGCTTCATAGGCCACCAAACTATCAATTACTAACTTAGTCATGGATGGAGAAACGCCTTTCTTGTTTTTCCAAGACCACTCGTAAGCACCAACCACGGCTGTTGCCGTAGATCCGTTACCAATGGCGACTGTACTAAGATCGTTTCCACCGGCATCGAACACCTTCATCGGGACAGTGCTCTTGCAGGTGATATAAAAGCCTTTCTCTGGCTTGTCTTCACGCTTACGCACTTCCAGACCCAATGACTCTAAAGCCTTGACTGCGTTGTCTGACAGGTTACACAGATCCACCTGAAACTTGTTAGACATCTCGTTAGGCTTATTATGAAAGCACCACATAATCGTGGCTTTTACTTTTACTGGCTTTGCTACGTCATTCATTTGATTCTCCTTTAAGGTCAATGAATTAGTTGTTTAGACTCATCCGCATTGGCAGATTCTACCATTTTAGCGGCTGTTTCCAAAATGTCAAGCATATTGTCGAAGTCGGCGGCTAAGTCCTTTGAGTAAGCAATATGGACTGCGCCATCGATCACGGCAATAAATATAGCAGACTCAGGATCTCCCAAGTCTTCAAACTCTGTTAATGCGTCTGACACCAATTGTCCCCTATTTTGTACTCCCCGTCAAGGGGACACCGAAGTCCTAATACTACACCAGACTTTTTAATACTGTCAACTGCTAATTCCCCTACTCTTTGTGCGTGTTCTTCCTTGACTTCTAACTGGAACTCATCATGCACATTGACTACAAATTTAGCATCTAACTTGTACCGCCGAAGTTGCTCATCCAGCAACACAAGAGCCTTCTTCATCACTATCGCACCAGCACCCTGCAGTAGCGTGTTGAGTGCTGCGTGTGAGGAACGAATGAATAGTCTCCTACCGTCAAGACCTGGAAGCGATCCTTGTACCGATAACTTCTCAACCTTGTCACGAAGTCTTTTGAGACTTGGCGTGTTCCGAAGAAAAGTATCGATGAGTTTCTGACCATGCGCTGCCGAACCACCAACAATCTTCCCGATCTTGGCAGGCCCTGCGCCATAGAGTAAAGCGTAAATGAATGTCTTGGCTTGCGCCCTAGTTTCAAGACCTGCCGCAGTCTGGTTTTTTGTATGGATGTCACCTTCAACGATTTCTCTAGCATACTGCTCATCCTTCATATAGTGTGCCAGCATTCTTAACTCCAGCGATGCAGCGTCACAGCCAACCAGTTTATAGCCTTTCTCAACCGTGAAGAGGCTACGACACTCAACACCATACTCTGAGCCAACCGATGGCACCTGAGCCATATTAGGGCTGTGGTGTGTCATTCTGCCTGTGACTGCTCCGTTGGTGATGACCTTACCGTGAATCCTGTTGTCGTTAGATACACTTTCAATCCAGGACTCAACCATAGCCACCCTCTTCTGAATGAGTAAGTATTCGGCAATGGCTCTTGCTTCTGGTATATCAACTCCCGCCAGTGTAGATTCATCGACAATCACCTGTCCTTTTTCTGTTTTCTTTGTTGGCTTCCAACCTTTCTCTTGGAGCCGCTTGGCGATTTGTTGCCTTGAGCCTGGGTTAAAGACTTCGACATCGTCCTTGAGTCTCTTTCCTGTTTTCTCACTTGTTCGCTCGGTAATGATTGGAGGAAAGATGCTCTGTAGGGATGCCTCAATTGATACCATTTTATCTTTAAGTCCTGCCAGAAGCACCATAGCCGTAGGCAGATCGAATCTAAAACCGTTTCGCTCTTGCTTTGCGATGACGATTGCGACTTGGTGCTCAAGTTCGATGGAGTCTTGCGAGAATCCATATTGCTCTTTCTCCTTTAATAAAGCATTGTAGACTTTTTCCAACACCTCGACATCACGGACACAGTAGTCCTGCATTTCTTGTGACCAGCCACTGTCAAAGTCTTTGAAATCAATCTTTTCTTTTCCTAGACTTGTTCCCCACGCTGCGAGGCTGTGTCCGTTTTCTCGGCTTGGATTCATCAGCCTTGACATGACTAGGGTATCGATGCACATCGATGGAACTATCTTCGTATTCCATAGCCTGTTCAATATCGGGAAGTCGAAGAAGATTCCGTTGTGCGCCACTAGTGAAGGTTTGTCCTCTAATGTTTTTAATAAAGTTTCTGCCTTGCGATGACATTCAACTACTCCGCTTCTTTGATCCTTTGTTACGCACAGGTGGATCTGGTTGTGATCCGTTGTCGTTTCTATGTCCAAGAACACTACCCGCCTCTGACCATCGGTTTTCATCTTCTGCCTTTTTCAGAATAGTACCGTCATCCATTAGAACATACATCGTCATTACACCATTCTTGTTGAGCACTGTCGATACGCTCACTGGATTCATTTTGCCAGTTCCTGCTCAACCAGTCTAGCAAACTCAATGATCTTCTTGTCGCCAGAGATGGCATAGCCGGCAACGAAGACCTTTGATGCGCCTGTCTGCTTTGCTAACTCCAGAATGCGCTCATCAGTCAATTCAATAGAATTGCTTTTCAGTCCGGCAACATATTCATCCAACTGCTCTTTGGTTTTGATGTGATCCAGAGGATTAAATTCTTTGAATCCCTCTAGTTTAACATCATAGGGGACACCACTAACCTTCGGCATAAGACCTCCATAGTGCGAAGATAACTACAAATAAAAGAAATAGAACGAAAATGGCTGCATCTTGGGCGTGTAGGTGTGCCAATTGCTGAATCCAATAGGTTTTCATGTGCTCACCTTAGCAGCAAGATAGAGTCCAACATTCCCAATTGCATAACCAACAAAAGCAATCCCAAGACCAACATTACCACGCCAAAGTAAATCAGCAGCCACAATCGCATACACAACTCCTATGATCGCTATTAGGGTAGCACTCATGCTGCCTTTTTGAGCGCCTCGATTGACTTCTCAAGAGTCTTGACGACTAGGTCACGCTGTTTGTTGTACAGCGTATCAAAGCCTTTTGAGGAAGACCTGATCTCAATAAACTCTTTGATGATGTCCTTCATCGAAAACTTCTGATTGACGATGGGGTCATCACCGTTACCTAGAAAGATTGAACACTCCAGGTAGCCATCGTCATCAAAGCCGATGTAGTTATCCAATTTTAGTTTCACTTCCGACTGTTTCATAAAACTCTCCAATGTTTATTAAGGTTTTTCTTGCCTGCTCACGGATTTCCTGAGTCACTGCCCATCCAAAGTATTCAGGATGCAGCAGTTCTCTCAGAAACTTTACACAGACCTTGACTCGCGCCTCTTCATCGTCACGCTGATCTGTCAAAGTCCGAATTTCTTCATGCAACTGATCAATCTCTTTATCCTTCTCTTCAAGATAAACATTGACCTTCGCTGATGACCAATTCTCAATCATTTTAATCCCCTGATGATGGATGCCACAAATGCAATTATACCGATGATTACTGGTGATGTCATTAGGTAGCCCTCATAACTCGTTGGTTTCTGCCTGACTTCCCAGGCCGCTTCTCTCCTGTCAGTTCGATATAACCTTTCTCTAACAGAAAACCGTAGTGACTTGTGACGCTGCCGTAAGGCATAGGCTTCAGATACTCCTGAACCTCATCAGAGATGCAACCAGCACTCCCAAAACTTTTGATGGCCTCATAGACTATTTCTTGGTTAGTCCTAAGATCAGCAGACATCGCTGCCTCAATGCTAGTCTCAGGTGCGCCTTTTCTGATAACACGATACACAGGAACGCTAAAATCTAAGTCAGTTTGTGTCATAATGAGGCCTCATTTATCTCTGTCATACGACCAGTGTATTTGTCATAGAGCACCGCACAGGCTTTACCAGTCTCGCCACTGTAACGATTCTTGATAACCCTGACCCTGGTGGTGTTCCTCTCGATTGGGTCTTCATGCTGTGCTGCTCTTTCTAATCCTAACACCATATCTGCCAATTGTCCAATGCTACCAGATCCACGCAATTGATTCAAGGATGTCGCTGCGCCTTCCTCATGGCCTTTACCGTCCGGCCTCTTCAGGTGAGACACAACAAACAGGGACACACCAGTCTCTTGCACGATCATTCGCAGTTTAGTCATGATCTCATCCAGTGCTTTACGCTCATCAGAGTGATCCTGAGCAGAAACCACAATGCTCACATGGTCTAAGAGAATATAACGGCAATTAAGCCCACGAGCAAAGTAGCGAACCCTACTGATAATGTTATCGATAGCAGTGCTACCAAAGCAATCATAAAAATAGAGTCTATCAGATCCGAGCGTTTTGTCAAATGCCTCTCTCTTCTCTCTATCATCTGCTTCGACCTCCGATAAGTGTAACGGCTTATTGATCGCCAGCGACATCAGAGACAGTGCAGTCCTCTTGACTGACTCCTCTAAAAACATGATGCCGATATTGTCCTGAGTCTCGCACAACAACTGCCAGATAATCTCTCGCATAAACTGCGACTTGCCTAAGCCAGAGCCAGCAGTAACCACCACCAATTCTTGCTGCCTGATGCCACCAGTGACGCTATTTAGGCCGTGATAAGGATAGTGTGCCTGTGCCTTTGGCAGCGGCTCCATCACCAGTTCAAACAGGTCAGCACCAGCGATAATTCCATCCGGCACAAACTGCTCTGCAGCCCACCACGCTTTCACAAACTCAGCAGATTTGTTATCACTAAGATAGTCGCAGGCATCCTTATAGCCTTGGCCCATCTTAACGATCTTGACCTTGCTGCCGAACAACTCAGCCACGCCAGCCGCAGCCTCTCTGCCAGGATCATCAGCATCAAAGGCTAACACAATGTTGTCGAAACTGTCAAGCCATTCATACTGGGCCTGACAATCTTTCACGGCTGACTGTGCACCATTTTTGATCGACACTACCGGATATTTCGATCCCATCATTTGATAAGCCGCTAGCGCATCAAGTTCACCTTCAACGATGGTCACAAACTTACCACCTTTGTTCCACATCGCTTGTCCGAACAAGACTGCATCCTTGATATTGCCTTGTGACCTAAATGACTTGTCAGTCACTACTCTGATCTTGTGTGCGATGTCTTTGCCGGAAGCATCAGTGTAAGGATAATAATGCTCTGTCCCTGATTGCCTGACACCATACGCTTCACAGGTGGCCTTAGTGATACCACGCTCAGGTATGCTCAGGAAATCCCCGCCAAGGGGTCTAATTTGGCCTATAACGGCTTTGTTGGTCATTGGTAATACCTTCCCCTCAGTAGAGGCAGCAAAGCCATCAGAGGCCTTAAAATAGGTCTTGCAATTGAAACAGTAGCCGGAGCCATCGGAATACACGGCTTTGGCATCGCTACTGCCGCATTTGTCGCAGGCCTCATGCCTCAAGAATTTGTTTTGCGATGTCGTTTGCATCATCAAAATCCTTTAGTTGAGTAAAATAGTCAAGAATACCGAGGATTTGGAAGGCCTGTCGGCTTTCAGGCCGGACACGGAGGACACAATCCAACACATCTCCAAGAAATGTTCTTGGATCAATGTTGTTGTGCACAAAAAGTTCAGCACTGTCGTGCACTGTATGCCAATACATCATCTCTTGGTCTGCTTTTTCCATCGGAGCCCTACCTTTCATTGATGTTAAATAATAAATAATTATAAATATAAAACATTAGCATCATTAGCGCTATAGAGTTCTATAGAGTAATATAGATAATATTAGCAAGAATCGTGCCAACCCCGTCAGCGATCGTTTCTGATGTCCATATAATAGTCATCATCAGGGAAATCGCCGTTAAGGCCGTTTTCAGCCTCTCTGTCGGCTTCCCCGATGTCGTCTAGGTCGGACATCAAGTTGATATTGCCGACCGCAACACAGTCGGTTTTAATCGTTCCCAGGCACCATTTACATAGATTGACATATTCGCGGCTGAATACACTGCGAACTGATGATTCATAGTCGGTTAAGGCTTCGTTGCAGGCACGGCATCGCATTGTGGTGTCCCTTTAATGGTTAGATTGTTCAATGCATCAAGACTATCTTTGAAGTCTACCATCTGCTCCGATGGTGGCACGAATCCGTGTCTTTTCCATGTTCGCATGACATCAGTCTTTGATGAATCGACATAGGGTTTTTCAGGGTTACTAAGCAGCCAAGACATTTTCTTTTTCCTTTTCTTGTTTAATGATTTCACAGACAAATTCGACAATGTCGTCATCGTTACCATACCAATTGCCGAAATCGCTATACCCTAACTTGCTGTCGGCAATGTCAAGGATTTCTTTCACTGTTAACTGTGACATTTTTCATTCTCCTTTTGAAGTATAGCATATCCAATTAACTCAGGTATTTGAGGCACTAGTGAGTTTCCTAACTGTTTAAGTCTGTCCACCCTATTGGGTATCCCATCAGCCACTCTACCCAATTCGGGTTCAACTTCCCAGAAGTCGGACTTTGTAACCCCTCTGACAACACAACCGCTGCAGGCAGACACGGACTCTTTCGATTCTGTGCCGCTGGCTCGTATCCCGAATCCTTCCAATCTCTTGCCGCCGGAGTCGGCCAAAGATTCCTTCCCACTACTGTTTCCAAATTCGGATTTCTTTTTGGATTCCACACTGATTCCGGCGTTATTGTTGCCGCCATCGCCGAACAAGCCCTTGGAGTCGGCCAAAGTCTGCTTGGCTGATTCGCCATTGAATCGTTCACCGCTGCGCCTAGATTCCATCCATGCTTCCCGTTCAAATGACTTGGAGCCACTCCCTGCCCTCCCGTCATCGCTGTTGGGGTAGGCCACAATCCAGATTCTGTCCCTCTGGTGAGGTGCGCCAACGGCTGAAGCGGGTATACAATGCCATTCCGCATCATACCCGATCGAATTGAGCGACCGGAGCACTTCGTCCAATCCTCTAGATCGAAGCACGGCAACATTTTCTGCGATGACATACTTCGGATTCGTTTCTTCAATGAGCCTGTGGAATTGCCACCATAGGCCGCTTCTTTCGCCTGCGAGTCCTGCTCCTTTTCCCGCGACTGACAAATCCTGGCATGGGAATCCTCCGGTAATAATTTCAACTGCTCCAAGGTCTTTTCCTTTCAAAGTAGATACATCATCAAAAATCGGCACATTGGGCCAATGCTTTTTTAGCACTAAGTGGGTCTTTTTGTCATTATCGCAAAATGCGACAGTCTCAAATCCTCCCGTGCGTTCAAGGCCAAGAGAAAACCCACCGATGCCACTAAATAGGTCAAGATGTTTGAGTTTCTTCATAAATCACTATTTCCTCTCCATCACGATATGGAACGCCAAAGCCGTATTTGTAAATTTCAAAGTCTCCTTTTGAATACCAATTAGGGTCGCATTGATACTGGCTTTCGTGTAAATCTAAAGCCTGCTGCAAAGCCTCTCTTGCCTGTTTCTCAGTCTTGCCGAAGCCCTCAAAAACAAAGTTTCTTGAGCCATAATAAGCACGGTAAATCATGATGTCATCTCCTGATTAATTCTATCATGTTCTAGGCGTAATTCCACCAATCGCTTTTCTATGTGCTCCCAATAAATCGGTAGATTCTCTTTCTTGGCATTGGTGACTATATCCGATAGCCCAAGATAGCAGCCGAATACATTATTCAAGCGCCAGCGTCTGTCGTCCATGCTTTGCTTTCCTTTTCGTGATTGAATGCTTTGCCGATCGCAGCGAGTTAAACCAGCGCCGAAAGTCGCTGATATAACAGCGGCCAGTGTATTCGCACTGCTCGATTCTGATGCCTCCGTAGGTCATGATTTTCATAGCAGGCGCCAAGGTTTCATTGTTTGGATAACAGCGCCCAAGGCCAGCAACAAGCCAGCGAATTGTGCTGCAGTGTATAAGTCTATCATTTTAAAACCCCCATTTTAAGGCCAATATTAGCCCCATAGCGCCCCCGATAAGAGACACTATAGGATAACACTAGCAGGACTATTTGACAGCCTTAATAAGCCCGTTTTCCATTGTCACATTAGCAAAAAACTCTCTCCCTAGGCCAGTGATATGAGGCCTGTTTGCGCCAGTGATTACACCATTTTCCCGATACTCTGGCCCGAATAAACTGGTTTCCACATAGCGCAAGGGTTTACCGATTGATTCTTTTAATACTTTTTTACTTGGATATTCGAAGACTAGCATTTTAAACCCCTATTGATTGAACGATACGGTTATAAATATCGGCCTTGCTTTTATAGTACTGATAATCCCGATCATTAGGCGTGAAGTTTTTCCACTGATTCGAATCCCTAAACCTTAGAATATCGGCCTTGAGACTGTTCCGTTGATAGTATGAGATAAACCCCTGATGATTGTAATGGGCTATAAATCCGGAGCATAAGTAAAGATACTTGTACGCCTGTTTCGATAGTTTAGCCGGATTTTCAACGGCTTTCATTACATTCGAGACAATCATAGAATTCTGGCGTGCGGTGTATGGTGTAAGCATGATAAAACCCCTATAGTGTTAAAAATTGATTGATTAGGCTGCTAATTTTAGCGGAATCATACGGCTAAGTGTATCGATTACGAAGCCGGAATCATCCTTTTTTGCTTTCCCTTTGGCATATAGCGCAACAATAACCCCTTTGGGATCAATATGCCGAATATCGCTATTATCCCCGTCAACGCATTGCAGGCCTAAAAACTTAGCAGGAATATCCGCACGTTTACGAAATACGGCTGCGATACGCATTCCCGATTCTATGGCCTGATTGACGTATTTTTGAAACGCTAGCGTTCCGGAATACGAAAATGTTAGGTCATAATTCGCAGGCAAGTTTTTCCGGTTAGCGATTTTTGTGTAGTCATAGAATTGCACGTTAGGGAAAAGGTCAAAAATTGTAATTTGCTCATTCCCGAATCCGTAGTCGAATCGAACGTTTTCCCATTTAATATCGGACGTACCATTTAGGCGTACTAGCGGAATCATTCCCTTTTTAGTGGCCTTACGTACTAAGGCCTGAATATCCTTGACTAGAATTTCCATGAATTGTTGCCGATTGGAAAAGAAAAACTTGGCCTTGCGGATTCTGGCGGCCTGGACGGAATTCATAGCGCCACGGCCTGCAGTGTATAAACAGGCATTTTTGCAGCCTGCTATTTCGGCCATAGAGCAAACGTTATAGCCTGATATATCCGCAGGCGCCATATATAAAATGCCGGTCATAAAACCAAATTCCTGGCCTTTTACGGTTTTAGCGTTAGCATCAACGGTTAACAGTGTTTTATGCATTTTTTAATTCTCCAGTAGTTTAGGGTTAACAATGCAACAACAACAATATCAATCTAATCCTATGACGTTTATTGTCAAGACTTTGTTGCTAGGGAAAACCCTTAACTTGACTATCGTGCTCAGGCATTGCATCAGTGCACTACTTTGGTGCATAATGCCGGCATAGACTGCGATGCACTATCTTGGTGCATAGATTCTAGGGTGCACTAATGTGGTGCATCACTGCCCCATTCACTGCGTTGCACAATGACGAATGTATTTGATAATGATGAACGATAGTGAGCACTGACTAACTTGCTGCATAGCAACATTGTCCTGCATAGTAAGCACTAACTAACATAGACGGGGGGATGGGGTAGTGGCAATGCTGTGATAATGTTGGATCACCATAGCCACAAAAAAGAGCAAAATAGGACTATTTATGTGTCATAAAAAGAACAATAAAATCAATGACTTGCAATAGTCAGAAATAAACTATGAAATCAGCAATGGAAAATGTGCATTGCGATAGGCCAGAGCAGGCAGAAAAAAGAAGGAATAACTATTACTTTACAATTATGTGCACTTCTGTATCTTTCATCTTAAAGAAAAGATGTGCTACAATAGCCTCTATATTGCAAGCATAAGCAATAATCGTGTTATGATTTATAATAAATAAATACTTTTTATTTTTCCTCATCAGCGTTATCGGCAGTGCATACTATATAGTAGGAACATTAACTTTGGAAACAAAAGACCAAGATATGGTTCTTGTGTCTTCTTCCCCCGATGTGTTATCTTCGCCTGCACAAGTTGCTGTACCTGTGCCGACTAAGAATCCCAGAGGTGCTGGTCGTCCTAAAAAGACTGCTATCCAGGCGAAGAAGAAACGAGAACTCCGTGGTAGGCCTCCTGGAGAGGCAGCAAGGATTAGAGAATTCCATGCCCGCCTGCTGACTACCAAGGGAGATCACATCATTGAGACCATCATTAAGAAAGCCTTAGATCCTGACGATAAGGATCAGGCAGCGATGCTCAAGATGTGTGCTGATAGGCTATTGCCGCTGTCTTACTTTGAAAAAGACAAGACTGGTGGCAACAAAGGTATAACCATTAACATCAGCGGTGTCGGCGACACAAAGATTGATGCCACCGAAACCATTGATGCTGAGGACGTAGACTTTGAATCTAGAGATTAAGTTACTGCCTTGGCAACAAGATGTGTGGAATGACGATGCTAGGTTTAAGGTTGTCGCTGCAGGCCGTAGAACTGGTAAGTCCAGACTAGCAGCATGGATGCTCATCGTTGAGGCGCTACAGACCAATAAAGGTCATGTGTGGTATGTAGCACCAACGCAGGGACAGGCCAGGGATATTATGTGGCTCACGTTATTGGAACTAGGCCACCCCGTAATTGAGTCCAGCCATGTAAACAATATGCAGATCAGGCTGGTAAACGGAGCACAGATCAGCCTCAAAGGTGCTGACAGGCCAGAGACAATGCGTGGTGTCAGCCTAAAGTTTGTTGTGTTAGACGAATATGCAGACATGAAGCCTGCAGTGTTTGAGCAGATTCTAAGACCTGCACTAGCAGACTTAAAAGGCAAGGCTCTGTTTATTGGTACACCGATGGGACGCAACCATTTCTATGAGTTGTTCACCTACGGTAAAGAAGGCAAAGACAAGGATTATAAGAGTTGGCACTTCACCTCCTTTGATAATCCGTTGCTGGACCCAGAAGAGATCGAAACTGCAAGAAAGAGTATGTCCAGTTTCGCTTTCAGGACTGAGTTCTTAGCCTCCTTTGAAGCAGCCTCTGGTGGCATCTTCAAAGAAGAATGGATAAAGATTGATGATGAAGAACCCACCGATGGCAGGTATTTCATCGCTGTAGACTTGGCTGGCTTTGAGAATGTTGCCTCAGCCACCACAGCAAAAAAGAAAAGACTAGACCAGTCTGCTATAGCAATAGTTAAGATCACTTCTAATGGCTGGTATGTAAAAGATGTAGAGTTTGGCAGGTGGGACATTAAAGACACTGCACAGAAGATCTTTAATGCAGTCAGAGACTATGAACCTGTCTGTGTTGGTATTGAAAGAGGCGCACTAAAGAATGCTGTATTGCCATACCTCAGTGACTTAATGAGGCGATATAACACCTACTTCAGAATAGAGGATCTTACTCATGGAAATAAAAAGAAAACTGACAGAATTACTTGGTCGCTTCAAGGCCGCTTTGAGCACGGCAAAATCGTCTTTAATGAAGGCACTTGGAATAAAGAAATAATTGATGAGTTACTGAACTTCCCTAATCCGCAAGTTCATGATGACTTAATTGATGCTTTGTCCTACATCGACCAGATCGCAGTAGCAGAGTATGTGCAAGACTTTGATGACGAGGACTTTACACCAATGGACGCTGTAGCCGGTTACTAAGGAGTAGTTATGTATTTAGAAATGTACAACAACGAAGACTATGTCCCTCTTAACTGGGACAAGTTAGCAACTAACCCTGATGTCTGGGCCACGATAAAAGAAGAAATAGAGAAGAAATTCAGTGCTGACTGTCTTCTTACAGTTATCACTGCCGCTAAAGAGGCTGGCCTTAAAGATAAAGACATCTTCTTGCCTGTTGCTGACCTTGAAGACTCCGAAGAAGAGTCTGAAATGGAAGAAGAAGATGAGGGTATGCCTGAATACGCCAGTCTTGAAGAAGACAGCATCGGTGACACAACTAAGGACTAAACATGGAAGATAAAGATTACGAACTTGGTGGCCCCGGTAAGAAGATTTCTGAGTGGGTACTGTCCCGCTGTGAGAACTGGCGCAACCATCGTGATGAGAACTACCTAGACTACTGGGACTCCTATGAGCGCCTATGGCGTGGTATCTGGGCTGGTGAGGATGTGCATCGTGAAAGCGAAAGATCACGGATTGTAACCCCCGCACTACAGCAGGCTATTGAGTCCTCTGTTGCTGAGATCGAAGAAGCAGTCTTTGGTCGTGGTGAAAAGTTCTTTGACATTGTTGATGATCAGTTAGACCAGCAGCGCATCGATGTTGAGCAAGTCAAGAATCAGATGACTGAGGACTTTAAGCGCACCAAAGTACGCAAAGCCACCAGTGATGTGATCCTGCTTGGCGCTGTCTATGGTACTGGTATCGGTGAGATTGTTGTGTCTGAGAAGACAGAACGTGCTCCAGCAATGCGACCAATCGCAGAGATGGGCGTTACCGCTGTCGGCATTGAAGAGCGTAATCGTTTCTATGTCGGTCTAAAGCCAGTTAATCCTAAAAACTTCTTGATTGACCCTGTGGCCACCTCCGTAGAAGAGGCAATGGGCTGTGCAATTGAAGAATATGTCAGCATTCACAGCGTTGTTGCTGGTATGGAGTCTGGTGTCTATCGTAAAGTAGACAACATTGCCCCCACCGCTGTTGACACAGACCTAGAGCCGGTACAGGAAGAGATTGAGTACCAGCAAGACAAGGTAAAGTTACTGCGTTACTACGGCCTGATTCCTCGCTATCTGCTGGATGCCGAAGACGCAGAAGAGATCACCAGCCTGTTTAACGAAAAAACTGATGAGTTTGGCACAGAAGCCGCTACCTACACTGATCTGGTAGAGGCAATTGTGGTTATCGCAAACGATGAACACTTGCTCAAGGCAGAAGAGTCACCGTTTATGATGAAAGATCGGCCTATTGTGGCCTTCCAATATGATTCCATGCCTGGGCGTTTCTGGGGTCGTGGTATCGCTGAGAAGGGCTACAATATGCAAAAGGCTATTGACGCACAGATTCGTGCTCATTTAGACAGCCTTGCACTGACCACAGTGCCGATGATGGGCATTGATGCCACTCGTCTGCCCCGTGGTGCCAAGTTTGAGATCCGTCCAGGCAAGACTATCCTTACTAACGGCAATCCTAACGAGGTTCTGCAGCCGTTTAAGTTTGGTGTTACCGATCCTGGCAATCTGCAGACCGCTGGTGAGTTCATGAAGATGATGCTGATGGCAACATCCACCATCGACAGCACCACGCCTACGGCTGATGGCGGTGGCCTAAACCCTGCTCTGTCGGCAATCATCAAGAAGAATAAACGCACACTGGTCAACTTCCAAGAGCAGTTCCTGATCCCGTTTGTTACCAAGTCTGCCTACCGCTTTATGCAGTTTGATCCGGATCGCTACCCCGCACAAGACTTCGTGTTTGTGCCGACCAGCAATCTTGGCATCGTGGCACGAGAGTATGAACAGATGCAGTTCATGAATCTGCTCAAAACCTTGGGTCCAGATAGTCCGATTGTGCCGATGGTCATGTCTGCGATCATTGAAAACAGTGGTCTGTCTAACCGTGAAGCCTTGCTACAGCAGATGGCACAGATGACTCAGCCTAACCCAGAGCAGCAGCAGATGCAACAGATGGCAATGCAGATGCAACTTCAGAAAGCGCAACTGGAAATGGCTGATCTTGAGGCAGATGTGACGCTAAAACAGGCCAGAGCACAGAAAGAAGTCACTGAGACACAACTGATGCCTGCCGAATTACAGGCCAGCATCGCCGCTTCGGCATCGAAGTATCTTGGAACCGGCCCCAACGCCACCGATGACTTTGAGAGACGTGTCAAAGTAGCCAATCTGGCTCTAAAAGAGAAAGATATAGATACTCGAAAAGAGATTGCTAACCTGCAAGTGGTTGCATCACGGCAAAGTTAAGTAGATCGCATAAATTTAGCAATCTTTTCGTGTTCTTCGGCGGTGCCATCGTTCTTAATACGGTTGGCTCGCCAAGAAATTACAGCAACATTGCCTTTAATGTAACCTTTTAATGGGTCTATTCGGTCAAAAGATGGTGAGTTCTCTTGTCTACCGTCTTGAGAAAAGTAATCTAGTTCAATACCTAGTATTGGACAATGTGTGGGAAACACAAGATCCCCAAAGTTAATTGAGAATTCATGTTTATAGCAGTGCGCTTTCTTGTTTTTAAACTTTTCACGCATTGCGGCATAAATAGCAGACTTACGCCACTCTTGATCGTTCCATTTTGGACCCCATTTTTGAAACATTCGATCATTTAGTTCTTTTTGGCGCTTTATCTTTTTGTTAGCAAAGGCATTTATATTGAATTTTTCAGTTATTTGCTTAATACGCTGCCTAGATACCTTGTTTTCAAGTTTGTTAGCGATTTCAGTAAGGCCAAAACCTTCTTTAGCCCAGACCTTAATGTTATCGATGTCAGAATCAGTTAGTTTTTTGAAGTGTTGTCCTTGTGCCATATTGCCTCCTAAAACTGAAGCATACCACAAAAACAACTTCTTGTCAAGCACTTTTTTGTTAATTTAAACAGTGGTATAATACTAATAATGTCGCCAGAATTACAACAATATTATGAAGACAGACTATCTATGATGTCCACCAAGGCGTGGAAACAACTCATAGAAGACCTTCAAACGATGCTTGAGAACTATCAAGACATCAGAACTTGCGACAAAGACACAATAGAGTTCCGTAGAGGACAAGTAGACATCCTAGACTACATGATTGGACTAAAGGATCTGTCTGAAAAAGCCTATGAGGAACTAAATGAAACGAATATTTGACTTTCAGTGTGCCAAAGGCCACATAACTGAAAAATACATAGATGACTCTGTAACCGTCATACAGTGCCCACACTGTGGAAATGACGCTACCAGACTTATCTCAACTCCTATGATTAGTCTTGATGGGTGTTCTGGGGATTTTCCTGGGGCATCAATGGCGTGGGAACGAAAGCGCCAAGAAAGAATTAAATGGGAGCGCAAGACTGGTCGCTCTGACCAGTGGAAGTAAGCGGATAAGAGAACCCCGCACAATTTAGTAAGTGTTCTTTCTTAATGCTGTTTAGCACGGGAGACATAGATGGCTGCTTTTATTGAGGAAGGCGCAGAAGAAGCGCAAACTAGTGAAGTTGTAGTAGATCCTGCTGAATTGACATCTGAGGTTGAAGCCCAGAGTCAAGAGCAAATGGAAGAGGAACTCCCTGAAAAATATCGGGGTAAGAGTGCCAAAGACATTGCCAAGATGCACATGGAGGCCGAGAAGTTAATTGGTCGCCAAGGCAGCGAGGTCGGAGAACTACGCAAACTGGTTGACGATTATATTCGCACCCAAGCCACAACAAAACAGCAACTGAGAACCGAATCTACTGAAGAGGTAGACTTCTTTGCTGATCCAAAGAAGGCGGTAGAAAACGCTATTGAGAATCATCCCAAGATTAGAGAAGCGGAAGCACTCACTCTTGAGATGCAACGAGCCAAGGCTCTGAACGCTCTACAAACAACACACCCAGATTATCAGCAGATTGTTACTGATCCTGGGTTCCAACAGTGGGTGATGGCATCCAAGGTTAGGCAAGAGTTGTTTTTAAGAGCAGATCAACGCTACGATTATGATGCAGCGTCTGAACTTCTTAGTTCCTACAAAGAACGCAGAGGAGCAGCACAGCAGACAGTAGCGGCAGAGAAAGAGGCTCGGAGCAAGACAATCAAGGCTGCGACTACCACCGTTGCTTCTGGCAGTGATGAAGCACCTTCTAAGAAGATTTATCGGCGATCAGACATTATGAAACTCATGCAAACTGATCCAGACCGATACGATATGATGCAGCCTGAGATTATGGCGGCCTATCGTGAGGGAAGGGTTAGGTAAACTAACAACATTAATAAAGGATATTTAAAATGGCTAACCAAGCATTTGCACCAGGTAATGCAGTAACTAAATCAGCAGTCGATACCGCAGGTTTCGTACCTGAAGTATGGTCTGACGAAATTATCGCTGCTTACAAGAAGAACCTTGTAGCAGCAAACCTCATCAAGAAGATGAACTTCAAAGGCAAGAAAGGCGACAAAGTCTACTTCCCTGCCCCCACCCGTGGTTCTGCTTCTGCTAAAGTTGCTACCGATGCAGTCACTCTGATTGCTGCTGGTGGTACGGCTCTGTCGGTTTCTATCGACAAGCACTTTGAGTACAGCCGCTTGATCGAAGATCTGGCTGAAGTTCAGGCTATGTCTTCACTGCGCCGTTTCTACACGGATGACGCTGGTTACGCTCTGGCTACCCAGACCGACACCGATGTAGTTAAACTGGGTCGTCTGTCGCAAGGCGGCACCTGGAACGGTACTGATGCTACCTTTGGCTATGCCAACGGTTTCATCGGTGGTGACGGTGCTACGGCATTCGATCCGACTGCTAACACCAACACTGGTAACGAGACTGCACTGACGGATGAGGGTATTCGCCGTGCAATCCAGCGTCTGGATGACAGCGATGTGCCGATGGATGGTCGTTTCATGATCGTTCCTCCGGTTGCTCGTAACACGCTGATGGGCATCGCTCGGTTTACTGAGCAGGCTTTTGTTGGCGATGGCTCCACCATCCGCAACGGTCAGATCGGTGACATCTATGGCGTTAAGGTCTATGTTTCGACCAACGCTGACACCGCTACGACTGCTGGCACTGGTGACGTTAACCCCCGTGTCTGCTTGATGGCCCACCCTGAGTTTGGTGTGCTCGTTGAGCAGTTGGGTGTTCGTGTTCAGACTCAGTACAAGCAAGAGTATCTGGCTACGCTGCTCACCGCCGACACGCTGTATGGCGTTGGTGAACTGCGTGACACCTCTGCTGTTGCTCTGATTATCCCTGGTTGATAGTGATACGGCCCCACTTCGGTGGGGTCTTCTTAACTAAATAGGAGATAATTATGGCAAATGCAACCTCGGTTGTTGTAGCAAAAGAAGGTCGTGAGCAGTTTCAAGGCATTTTTGAGAAAGTCATTGAAGTCCGTGCCACGATGGATATTGGCGATCTAGCCGATGGCGCAGGAGAGACTAACACCATTGCTGTTCCTGGTGTTGCTCTTGGCGACATGGTTCTTGGTATTTCTTTCGGTGTAACGCTGGCTGGATTTACCGTTACTGGCTATGTTTCTGCTACCGATGTAGTTAGCATTCGTGTCCAAAACGAATCTGGTACGCAGACTAACCCTGCCTCAACAACGATTAAAGTTCTTGTTGGTCGTCCAGGCTGGTAATAAAACCTAACGGTTTTGCCCCCATAAGGGGCTTTTCTTTAGCATCTTCGATGAAGGTGTTAAAGAAAACATAGGAGTTACTATGGTTCCTCAGACTTACCCATCAGTATATAACACCGCCAATGGCTCTACGTCTATGGTGGTTAGTACTATTACTGATCTTACTGGTTTAACTAGGTGGGTTGATTATATCCCTATCCAAATAGCATCAGAGTCGGCTGTAGAGAACAGCATGAACAATAATGGTGCTATCGCTGCTTACGAGATTGCTAGCACCAGCGGTAAACAAGCAGGCAAGGACTATATCCGTGTCTATGTAGATGCTGCCGCAACAAAGAAGTGGACGATTTCCTCTGATGGTTATCTTCCACTTTTTTTTTATCCTGACATACTTTATAATAATTTAGAGATGGAAGGCGGGGATAACTTTATTCTTGAATCTGGTGACTTATTCTTACTAGAGGGCTGAAATGGCTGACAAAAAACTAACCGATCTTACTGCACTGACAGGCTCTAATCTGGCCTCTGGCGACTTATTCTACGTTGTAGACATCAGCGAGTCTGTTGCGGCTGACAAAAGCAAAAAGATTACCTACGCTGAACTACAAAACGTATTCTTAACATCTTCATCCACCATTAGTGGTGGAACTTACGCCTAACTGGAGACTATACTATGGCGACAATTCTTACCAAGAAAAAAGATACCACTGGCGCTCCAGGCGCAGGTGACTTAACCAACGCTGCTGGCGGCGCAGAACTAGCAGTCAATACCGCAGACAAGCGGCTCTATACCAAAGACAGTGGCGGCAACGTAGTTGAGATTGGTACTAACCCATCTACGTTCACTGTTACTAGTCCTAAAGTTATTACTGGTATCAATGATACTAATAATAACGAAGTATTTAAGATTACAGCGACTGGATCAGCAGTAAATGAGTTTACTGTTGCTAACGCTGCTACTGGCGCAGGTCCTACACTGTCTGCTACTGGTAGCGATACAAACATTGATATTAACATTACGCCTAAAGGCACCGGATCCACCGTAGTTACTAAACTGTCTGCTAGTGCTGCTGCTCTGACTGATCCTACCATCACCGGCGCAATCCTTGAAGATGTCTACACCATCTCTGATGGCGCTGCATTTGAGATCGACCCCGGCAACGGCTCTATCCAACTGATTACCCTCGGTGCAAGCCGTACACCGAAGGCCACGAACTTTGCCGCTGGCGAGTCTGTAACGCTGATGGTCGATGATGGAACTGCTTACACGCTGACTTGGACAGACTCAACCTTTGGTGGCTCTGGTGTGGTGTGGAAGACTAACGGTGGCGTTGCTCCTACGCTTAACACCTCTGGCTATACAGTAATCACCCTGTGGAAAGTATCTACACAGGTCTATGGCGCTCGTGTTGGTGACGCTTAAGGAATAACTATGCTCGCAAGAAAAGCATTAGCCGGTACTGCTGGCGCACCTAAACTGTACGTGGAAGACGTCATGTCGTGCTTCTTATATACGGGTAACGGCTCTACACAGACCATCACCAACAATATAGACCTGTCTACTGAGGGTGGCCTTGTTTGGACGAAAAAAAGGGCAACAGGCGCAGACAACAACTACTTATTTGACACAGCACGCGGGACAAATAAAGTCCTGTATTCCGATCTAACAAACGGTAGTGACACATGGGCTAACTCGCTTACAGCGTATAATGCTAACGGATTTTCCTTGGGATCTGGTGGGCCAAATACTAACGCGGACACCTACGTCTCTTGGACCTTCCGCAAAGCAGAGAAGTTTTTTGATGTAGTTACTTGGACTGGTAATGGTACTGCTGGAAGAACTATATCGCACAATCTTGGATCTGTGCCGGGTGCTATTTTTGTTAAGCAAACAAACGCATCTGGAGAAAACTGGGATGTTTATCATCGGTCTTTAGCAAATAATAAACAACTTTACTTAAATGCTACAAATGCAGAATTAACAACTTCATCATGGAACAGCACAACCCCTACATCAACAGTTTTTACTGTTGGGGACGGTGCTTCAATAAACGCTAACGGCGGAACCTATGTCGCCTACCTCTTCGCCCATGACGCAGGTGGCTTTGGTGATGCTGGCTCTGATAATGTGATTAGTTGTGGGTCGTTTACATTAAGCACTACAACAGCAACAGTAGATTTGGGTTATGAGCCTCAATGGATTATGTTCAAAAGAACAAACTCCGCATCCGACTGGCGCATCTACGACACGATGCGTGGGTGGACTACGGACGGCAACGACCAGCGATTGCAAGCAAACGTATCTGACGCAGAAGATGCTTTAACTTCTTCTGTCAAAGTAACTTCTACGGGCTTTTTTGCTCAGGGTTTAGGTACAAGCAATTCATACATTTACATCGCCATTCGCCGTGGGCCGATGAAGACTCCTACGACTGGGACGAGTGTGTTTGAACCTGTTGCATACAGCGGAACTAGCACTAACAATCGAATCATTACATCGTCAGTAACACCAGATTTAGTGGTATGGGCAAATAGAGATTCTACTGGAGATAGATATGAATATGACCGCTTAAGAGGAAGCGGGACTTGGTTAAAACCAAATACAACTGGCGTTGAAAGTGCTGACGGAACGACTTATGGCGTTCAATTTAATAAAGTGCAGACTGGGTATCAGCAAGGAACAGCGGATGGAGGATTTCTAAATAGTAGTTCTAATTATGTAAACTGGCTATTTCGCCGCGCACCCGGCTTCTTTGATGTGGTCTGCTATACGGGAACTGGATCAGCAACAACGGTGAGCCATAACTTAGGTGTTGCGCCTGAGTTGATGATTGTGAAACGAAGAAATAGTGCTGAAGATTGGCCTGTTTTACAAACAAATATCCCAACTCAAGCAACGCTAAATGGAACATTTAGTGGAGACCCTCCAAATTCATCATATTTTGGAAACGGAACAAGTTATGTTGCTCCAACATCAACTGTATTTTCAGT